GTCACTAAATTTAATTAGTCGTGGCTTACCTGTTTTTGTTTTGTTGCCTAAGCTTATCTCTTCAAATTTAACAATAGATTCTAAATCTTCTTTAGTAAACTTTACTATTTCACTAATCCTACAACCTGTACAAAATAGTAAAGTATATGCTATTTTTAATTTACCTTTTGTAGGATAGTTCATATATTTATTTTTGCTCACAAAATCAATAAGTCTTTCAAAATCGGTTTTTCTAATCGCTTTTTTTACTTTTGTGACACCAGCTGGTCGTGCCATTTAGTTATTCTTTCTAGCTTCTGTTAATTCATTTTGTATAAGGTTAATAGCATCTATTACATTCTCAATACTTGCTACACAACCTCTAATTAAATACTCATCATCTTTGCTTGTTGTAGCATGAAGTCCACTTTGGATAAAAGCTAAAGATGCTGTTTGTTGTCCTAGTCCATCAATAGTATTCATTACTGCTTCTATTATACATACTTTTGCCATTTTATGCTCCTAGTCTTTTATTTTTACATTAAATGTTCTGATAATTTTTTCATTATCATCTTTTAAAATTCCTTCTTTTGCACCTATGTAATCTTGTAAATGTCTAAAAAAATCATAAACTCTTAATACTTTATTTCCTCTTGATAAACAATATTCTTTATATCTTTTATAGATATAAGTTTCTGTTGTAAAATTTTCTTTTTCTTTAATTTCATTTATATTAACTAAAGAGTATCTTAAAAATTCTAATACTGTTGCTTGGTCTTCGTAGTCATTATAAGTATAAGGTATTCCAAAAACTTCAGCATAAAAAAGTGCCATAACTTTTTCGCCATACATTTCATTAAATTCTTTCATAATGCTTTTTTTAAGCCCTTGCATAGTTACTCTATTGTGTTTTGATTTTAAACTCTTTGCTGTTTTTATATTGTTAAAAAGTTCTATAACCATATCGGCATGACAAGATAATACAGCTTCTATAATATTTTGACTATTTGGAAGAAGCTTATCACTCTTTTGTAAATTGTATTCAGGAATACAAGGTACACAATTAGCGACAGTATCTTTACCACCTTTGCTTTTTGGCATAATATGGTCAATATGAAAATCATTTTTATTCAAAGGTTCATTTGTATAAAAACATTTTCCACCATAAGCAATATATAAAACTCTTCTAAAATCTTCATCATGTATATTTATAACTTGATGAGGAAAATATATCTTTTCAAAATATGTTTCTTCTATCTGAATTGCTTTTGAAGATACTTTTTCTTTCAGTTCATAAAAAGCTTTTACTAAAGCCTTTTTAAATATCACTACTTTTGGACTATTTCTTAAAAGTGTCATTAAGAAAGTTGCTTGTTGTTCATTTAGGTAGTAGGTTTTTGATGGTCTACCATTGCCTAAGTCCGTATTTGTGGTTTTAGCGATTTTAAATCGCAACTGTCCAAACTCTTTAAAGTGATTTTCATTTCTTGTTACTAAATCTAAAATAGATTTTTCTTGATTATCTGTTTGCTCTGCAACAACTCTATGTGAAACTCTAAATTCATTTTCTATTTTTTCTACTAAAGCATTCATTAGTTAAACTCCCATCTATTAAATTTATTTGATATATTTTCCATAGTTGCTATTTGATTTACAACTAAAACTTTACTTCTTGAACCTGACTTTGAGAAAACTTTGATTTTCATTTCTTAACCTTTGATGATAAATTTTAAGAATTATTACATTTTTGATTAACTTTGTCAATAGTTAATTTAATCTTTAGTTAAATTTAACTAATATTTCTTAATCAAAGATGAAGTAGGTATTTAATGAAAAAAGATGAATTTGATGATACTCTAAAAAGGATTGGGATGAGTAGGCAAGAATTTGCTGATATAACCAATTTATCTTATGGAGCAGTAAGCAATTGGCATGATGAAAAGAAACCAGTACCAGGATGGGTTGATTCTTGGCTTGAAAATTACATAAGTAAAAAGAAATATGAGAATATAAAAAATATAATCAAGGATGAGTTGTAATGATGCCAACTAATAAAGATTTTATTTTTAGGATGAAAGTTTCATTTATTTTGTTTGTAATAATTTTATTTTGTTATAGTATTTACGAAGTTGTAAAATAAAGATTAATTTAAAAAGGATGAGGGTGAATAATAAATTTCTGTTTTTTATAAAAATACTATTTTTCTTCTTTACTATTTCTGCTTTTGCTGAATATGATATTAACTATTCAACTTGTGAACCTAAAGGTTTATATTCGAAATATCAATTTAATAACAATCCTGATAAATTTTATATTTCTCAAATTACTAGCTTTGAAAACCATCTTAATTATTGGGATAATCAGATGATAAGAAATCATTGCTTTATGGCTTCTAATGAAAAAGAATGTTTAATATCTATGAATAAAAGAAATAAAGAAATATCAAAATGTCTTTTTGAGTATAAAAGAAAAAAAGGATTGTAGTTTTCTACTTTTCTTTGAGTCTAAAGGTTTGCCTGACCTTTGACTCTAAATTAATATTTTTTCTTATTTTAAAGACATATTTTTTATCTCTTCCAGTTTTTTTAATCTAGCTGCTTGTTCTGGATTTTGTACCTTTTTAGTATCATCCATTACAGGTGTTACATTATTTTCAGGAACAATATTTGCTCTTATTTGATAATAGGGGTCTTTAAAATCAGGGTCAACAGTAGGAACTAATCTACTTAATCTTTCTCCTATCTTTTCTTTTGTTTTATTAAATCTTTCTTCTCTATCTCCTAAAATACTCTTTGATATACTCGTACTATTATCTTCTTCCGTAGGTTTATTAATAATAACACTTTCTTTATTTTCAGGTTTTCTAGTATTTTCTTGAATAATAGGAGTAGCTAAAGATTTCTCATAATTTTTAAAAGCCATATATGAAGCTTCATTATGTGTTATATCTTTATTTTCTTTGTATATCCTAGAAGCATTTGATTGTATTTCTGCTACCTTTTTTGCATTATCTTTATCTAATCCACTTATTTCACCAGATGATGGATCATATACACCGCCAAATAGTGTTGCAATATTTTTACCAATCAAACTATCATCAGCAGCTTTAACACTTCTATTATCAGATGATTCAGCTTTCCCTTTTGCTGATTCTGTTTTTACTTTTTGTTCTTGAAGTTTCAATCCCATCTCAGCAAGTTTGATTTTGTTTTCTGCATCTTCAGCAGCTCGTTTTAGATTTTCTTTCTCTTGCTCCGACTTATTATAGAAAGCTTCTGTTGCAACCATTGTTTTACCATCAGCAAACTTAACTAAATCAGGATTTACATTAGAGCTAAATTCTTCTTTTGTTTTGTATTTAAGCATTTCTTTAAACACTTCATTATTTATTTCATCTTGTGCTAGTTTGTCTGCTTTTTCTTGTTTTGCAATACCTCTATCTTCTTGAATATTATAAGCATTTTGAAGCTTTAATTTTAGATCTTGCTCATCATTTAATTTTTTTCTTTCTAGTTCCGCATCTAGTTTATTTGTTGCTTCTCTGTCTGATAGAACTTTCCCAAATCCATTAAAAGCTTCGCTTATCCCTTTTGCGGCAGCAGCATCATTTGTTGTAATAGTTTTTGCATCAAAATTTATATTACTATTTGTATCGTACCATCCACTTCTAGGCATTAAAATTCTCCTCCTTTTCCTGCGTTTAACATTTGCTGTTGTTGTTTTGTTTTCACACTTTCAGATGCAACAATTGCACCTGAATAAGCTTTTTGTAAATCAATATCATTTTTATTTAGCATAGCTTTTGCTTTTGCATTATTTAGATTAATCATTGAATTTTTATATGCGAACTCTTGTTGTGCTTTTGCTTCATCTATTTGTTGAGCCAATCCGCTTTGTGGGCTATTTGTTTGCTCTTGTTCTTTTTGATAAATGATTCTTCTTATTTTATCAGCACTTGGAGATTCACTATCTTTTAATATTTCAGGAACAATAAATTTAACAAGAGTAGGGTCTGTTGATTGTAATACTTTTACAAGTTCAATATTTGCTCTTAATCTTTCCACATTGATACTTGTTGATTTTGGCTTATTAGTATATATTAAATCATACTTTCCAACATGAATAGTATTTGTAGCGATTGGTATAAGTTTGCCATCGTTATCAATTTCATAATCATATCCACCATAACCATTATCAATAGTTTCATTTATGGTAATATAATCCTGTGCAAAATCTTCATCTATGATGCTTACAACTCTTTCTGTGTCATAGTATTGTTCAACTAATTTTATAGTTTTTTTATCAACTCTTTTATCTCTAATTTCACAAGCTCTTAAAAATTTATTTAATCCTACAAGCCCTGTATTGATTCTAGTCTCTTGAGCAACTGCACTCATTCTATTGTTTGCAGTTCCTAGCATCTCTTTATTGACACCTAGTATTTCATTAATTTGATTTCTACCATCAATAATTACATTTAGTAATTGTTGAATTTGCGTGTTCATTTTTATATCTTTAATACCCTCTACATTTTCAACCATAACAACTGCATCATCTTGACTATACTCATCTCTGAAGCCCTCTATGTCTTCATCAACTAAAGAACCTCTACTGATTAAAGTTTTAGTAGAACTCATCATGTTTTGAAGTCTTAGTTTTGCATAGTTGATGCTGTCTTGAATAGGCATAACATCACGATATAGTCCCCAATATTTTATAACACCTGTAAAATCTCTATTATAAAAAGTTATCTCATAAGGAAAAGAATCAAATAAAAACGGATTTTCACCATCAACTAGAATAGTATCTCCACTCCAAAAAGCAAAATAAATTTTATCTTTTTTTGTTTGTGAGTCGTACTCTTTATACCATGTATAAACAATTAAAACTCTTTGTCGTTTTAAGCTTGTAGTTTCTAAATCATCATTATGTATATCACTAATAAAATTTCTATTTGATAGTGCATCAACTTTTTCTTTTGGGGCGAATCTATATAAAACTTCTTTATCAATCCAAAAAGCTTCATGAAAATATCTTGCATCTTTATTATAATCTGTTGCTTTAGAGTAGGGGTCCAAATAACAGTTGTTTGGGTCAAGTTCTCTATATACTATTTCTTTATGCTCTCTGCCATGTTTGTCAAACTCTCCACTACCAATAACATTAGCTTCAATTACAGATATTCCCTCTATGCTTAAATGGCTATCAGACACATCTATTTCTTCTTGAAATTCTGCATTTTCTCTAATAGCTTTTAATATCGCATTATGCAGATTGGCAACTGCTTTATCTTTTTGTTGCATCCCAATAACATTTATTTCAGTCAATCTTTCGGCTTTAAATCCTAATATTGCGTTGTTATGTTTTGCTATATTATTTTCATGTTGTTCTGGTTGCCCTCTATTTGCTAAGATAGCTTTTGTAATAGGGTCAAGTTGGTCACCATTTGCATAGCTTCTAACTTTTCTTTGGAACTTTTTTGTAGCTTCAAATTGATTAAAAGATTCTCTAAGCCATTCTTTAAAGAGTGTAGTTGTTTTTTGCATTTAAACTTCCGTTGATGGTGTTCCATAAGCTAAAGATACATCAGTAGTTTTTTTCTTTTTCTTATCGCTCCCATATACATCTTCTATTGCACTATCTAAGTTTGATTGTGCTGAATCATTTTTTTGTTCTGCTTTGGTATTTAATTCTTTTTGATAATTTATATTTTCTCTAGTAAGTTTATTGGCTTCATTTCCTGTTTTATATGTACTCCATGCACCAGCTAGTGAACCAGTACCTTTTAATAAATCTCCCCAATTTACATTTGCAATTGATTCGAACATGATTTAAATCCTTTGATATTTTGATTTGATATTTTTCTTTGTTTGTTTTTTATATTTTAAGGAAATAACTTTATCGTTATATCTTTTTAAATAATGAGTTGACAAATCTCTTTTTGTTATATCTTTTGGAGATTTCTCAAAAATATAGCTAAGAGTTAGAAGTCTTAAAGCTTCTTCATAATCCACAGGAGTAGTAATATAATCATTTTCGTTTTCCAATTCTTTTAAATAAAAATATCTTATTTTTCCAACACCACCTTTTAATGGAGCTTTATTAATTAACATTTGTTTTTGAGATAATGAATAAATATTTTCATTATAGTTTTCGTTCAAGTATCGCATCTCTTCAAAATTATACTCAATATCATTTACATATAAAACAATATTCTTTATAGCAGTAAATTTTAATTGATATAACTCAATACCCTCTTTTATATCTATTAATTCATTCGATATAAAACAAGGTAATTCTTTTTGAATTTCTCTATAAGCTCTTTGAAGATTAATAAAAAGTTCTGGTTCACTCCAAAACTTTTTATCTTTATCATTAAGTACAAATGATAGAGTTTTCCCAAAATCATTTGCAGTCATAATTATTTACTTTCAACTTGTTTATCATCATTATGATTAACAACAAAATACAATTCAGCATATAGCTCATCAAAAGTTTTTTCTAAATCTTCCAACTCAATACCAAACTCATCAAGTGCATATTCAGCTAAAGCATTAATATCCTCTGCAAACTCTTCTTTTGCTTTAATTGTAATTGTATTCATTGCTTCATCTTGTGTTATTGCTGGTGCAATATCATCAGCTTTATCATGTTCGGCAACTACTAAACTTAACTCATCAACTTCAGATTCAAGTTCTTTAATTCTTTCATTTAAAGTAATAGTATCTGTATCTATTTCTAAATTTTCAACTTTTTCCCATTCAGTAGGAAACAATCTAACTGTATTATAAGCATCAACAGGAGTCATAATAAGAATATCACCATTTTCAACAACAGGATTAGGTCTGATAATAGACCTAGTAAACTCTTTTTTAGTGTCTCCTATAAATCTAATTGCGGCATATGGATAAAAAAATACTTTCATTTTAAGCCTTTTAGTAATCTACTCTACTTGTCGCATTTTTTGCGTACATAATTGATACAATTGCTTTCCCAGTTGTACTTGCAGTTCCTGCAATATTAGCAAAAAGAGAAGTTTCTTTTTCTGCAACATATTGATTATTTGAAAAACCAATACCTTTGATTGCATTAGCTGCTGTTGCAGGAATAAATTTAACTAAATCCCCCTCAACTCCAATAGATATAGTATTATTTGCATTTGTAAAAGCTTCAACAACTGTTACATTTGCATCAATAACTGTATGTCCTGGTAATATCCCTGCAAACAAAATTGTATTTCCAACATCTGCACCTGTGATTACAGTATCAAATCTTGCAAAGTCTGTACACTCTCTTTTTCTTTTTCTTTCAATAATTGGCATAACTTACTCCTTATCTACCCGTAGATGCAACAATAGCTATTACACCAAAATCTTTATTGTCATACTCGCAACCATCTAAGATACCATCATTGTCAGCTGAGTTATATTTTGCTTTTGCAAAAGCAAATACTTTATCTGTTCCAGCTTTCATAAATCTTGGATCATCTTTATCCGCCCAATCAAAGAACCTAGCAGGTTGGTCAAGAGCAATAACACCAGCACCAGCACCTAAGAATAAGTTAATTTCTGTAACTTGTTTAACATTCTTTCCATCAATAACAGTAGTTGCACCAGTATAAGTTGATAAATCAAACTTTTTAACATTTGAAAACCCAACAAATTTACCATCACTTCTAAAAATACCACTTTGTCTGTCATTTGCTGTTTTAAAATCTAGCATTAAAACACCATCCCAGAATCCTAAAGCACCTGTAAACAATGGATTATCTTTCCCTCTCTCTGCTGCTTCTGCTCTTGCTTTTGTATAATTAGGGTCATTCTTAATAGCATTTGTACTATCTGTTCCTAGTGCTAAAACATAAAAATTTAATGTTTCATAATATCCAGCATTTTCATTTTCAGATTGCATGAATGGTAAAAGTTGAGGAACTTTTATCTCTTTACCAGTTTCATCATAAGCGATACCTTGCTCTGCTCTTCTTTTTGCTTCACTAACATCTGCTAATGATAAAATATTTGTTTTTGTAACTACAGAAGTGTTCGCAGTATTATGATGCCCTGCACAAACAATATTCGTACAATTTGCAACAAATGCACTGGTAATAATATTATCAAACCTTTTTATACCCCAATTTTTTAACTTGTCTTTTGCAGTAGCTTGAAATTTAGCTGCTTTTTTTGGATTTAAAATTGTATCAGTAGATGGAACACTATGCTGAATTGAATCTGCCTTTAGGAACATATTTAATTCTCTTAGTTCTTCTTCTGTTGCATTAAATTTTAAATCTCCTCTAGCCCCTGCATCAAGTAACTCATCTGTATAGTTTACTTTAATAGTATTCCCTTGCTCAAGAGTTCCTGCTACGCCTTTAATAATTGCGTGTGTATCATTTACACTTTTAGCAATAAATGGTTCCCATTTGCTTTTTACCACCATTGCCTTATTAATTTCTTCTCCGTATTGTACTCTCGTATCAGGGTCAGATAAGAAATCGGCTGCTGTTCTCCCATCAAAAATGTCTTCTGGCATAATTGCTCCTTAATTTATTATTTGTCCCAAGAGGTAAAGGTTTTATACTAATTCTTGGGTACTTTCTAAAACCTTTACCTCTTGGGACGAAACTATTTTTCTTTAAACTCCTAGAGCTTTACCATAGGCATCATCTGTTGCAATTTTTGTCAACTCGTCTTTTACTTGATTCTTATCTAAAATATATTTCTTTAAATCTGCATATCTTTTTGGATTTGTAAATATTTGTTTCAATTCGGCTTTAGATTCTATTGCTCTTTTTACAGTCCAATAATCACTTTCTGTGCTATATGTTTCATTACTTTCAGAACCTACTTTTGATACTTCATTTTCTGGCATATTATCTTCCTAGTGCTTTACTATATTTTTCATCTTCACTATCAATAGAAATGATGTCTTTGTTTTTTAAAGATGTTTGTGTTATGTTGTTTAAGTTTACAGTCGCAGGTGCTTTTTGGCTTTTTATTTCTGCTTGTTTTCCATTTGTTTCAAGATATTTCTCATGAGTAAATTTAAACACTTCGCCAAAATTAGCACTTTTTTTATATATCTCTTCTTGCTGCTCTTTTGATAATTTACTAGCAAAGAACTTTGCTGATTCTGTATGATTGTAATCTTTATAAACTTTTGTTACATCTTTTATCCCATCTTCTATATCTGATTGGTATTGCAATTCAGCTTTTTCTTTTTCTTTTTTCTCAATCTCAGCACTATTAGCCTTTGATTCAAAATACTCTTTTCTCTTTTTATCAATAACTTTTAAATACTCTTTTGGATTTTCTTCTTGCAAGTATCTATCTTCATCAGTTAAAATATCATCTATATTGTCATAGAAATCATCTATACTAACCGTTACTTTTTTAAGAGAATCTATCTCATTGTCAATAATTGCAATTTGTTTAGTTATCTCTTGTTGTTTAGGAGTAATCTCAATTGTATTATTAGTGGTTTGAGTGTGTGTTTCTTTATTAACTTCTTCATTATTTGAAGTATTTTCCGTATTTGCATCGTTTGCAAGTTCTTCTAAAGTTGCTATTTCCATTTATTTTTCCCAAGTAAATTTTAATTAAATCATTTTATATAAATAAAAAATCTAAAAAAGATACTTTTATGCTAATTTTAGAACAGAAAAATTCTCATCCCCTGATAAATTTTTCATCATCATATCTTGATAACCAAATTGTGTATTAATTGCATGAGGAGTTAATGAAAACTCTCCACCAACTGATATATTTAAATTAGCACAAGTTGATGCATCATAATAAACTCCTCCAGCAAATTGACTATCATACATTACACCACCAGCAAATTTATCAAAAATACTTCCACTCATAATAGCAGTCAATCCAGCAATTCGCAAAGACTCTTGCCCTTGCTCAAACAAAAACATATTATCAAGTAATGATGGATACATAGCAAGAATAGCACCATCAATAACTCCACTAATTATTGAACTTACTCCAAGAGATATAGCTGCTAAAGTTGCATAATATACAGTTGTCAAAGCTATTGAACTGGTAATACCTGCTTCAAAGGTTGCAAGTGCAACAGCACCAGCAGTTCCATAAGCTGGAGGAAATAGAATACTAACAACTATCAGCCCTACAATAATAGATATACCAATAGTTTCAGTTGCGTGGTCATGGTAAAAATCTTTTGTAAGCATTCCTAACTTTTCAAACACACCACCTTTTAAACCAAGAAATTTACCATCATCTATTCCCAGTGCATCATCGAGTAAACTATTATAAACATCTCCTAAATCACTTCCAACTTCTTGTATTTGTTTAGCAATAGAACCTGAGAAACTTTCTCCTCTTACGACCGTGTCATAAACAACTTGTGTTGATGCTTTAGTAATATCAATTGCTATTTTTCCTACATCTTCTAATATATCAACAGTTTTTTTAGCTGTATCAACAATTGGGTCAATTACTTTATCGCCAACCCAATCTACTACTCCACCCATTCTAGTATCCCTTTGAATTTATCATCAATTGCAGAATCTCTTAACCCTGTGAATTTTAAAACATTTTCATCTTTTGTAGCAGTAAAATATCTGCTGTATGTTCCATAATTTTTATTTTTCATCACATATACTTCAAATAATGGATTTAACCTTTTCATTCCATACAAAAAGAAAATCAAAGAAATAGGTTTTCTTCTAACTTCTTCCCTTAAAAAGTAGTAACTTAGTGAATAGTGAGTTTTATATTTCATACATAAAAACAAACCTAAAATATTTCCCTCTTCATCTTGAAGTTTAAAACATACACCATGTCTGATATGCTCTTTTATTTCATTAAATAAATCTTTATTATCTACTTCTGTTTTTAAGATATTAAAAAATCTTTGAGTATCTAGCTTATGGCTTTTTCTAATTTTATATTGCAAATTAAACCCTTTAATATAAAATGTTTATGAACATTGAGTAATCCTATTGATTAAATCTTTTCCTGTATATACATTAAAATCTATACTATTAACATAGCTACTATTAAAACAATTAAATTTTTCATCAAGCTGAAAAAAAAACATCGTATATCCAAAGCTATCAAGTTCAGATGAAATAAGTAAATCATCTTCTTTGATAACTTTGACATCCTCTTCAACTAAGATTTTATTAATCTCATTTAATAAAGCTACTCTAGTGTTCATTATGTAGCCTTAGAAACTGTATAGCTTGTTGGTTCTGCCTCGCCAGTTAATAATTTATTTAGCCTAAAATAAACACCAAACATTGTACTGTTTGGAACTAATCCACCAGCTCCAAGAGTTCCTATCATATCTCCCATACTATCCATAGATTTAATGATTTTATTATGTGTAACTTGTTCTTGCATAGAAGTCTTTTGAGCAATAACATAAAGTTTATCTTCTGTCATTTTAGCAACTTGCCCATCTATTAATGTTCCCTGTTTAGTTAAATTTGATACTTCAACTGGTCTTTTTTGTTGTCTATCTAAAATAGATTCTTTTAGTTCTAAATCTTGGGATTCTAATAAATCTATTTCTTCATCAATTTTTGCAACCTGTTTATCTTTGATTAGATTATCTTTTGCGATACTTGCTATTTGAGCAGTTTTTACTTCTGTTGATTTTGCAATATCTAAAGCTTGTTTAGTTTTTATATCCAGCTCTTTAGTATTTTGAGCTTCTTTTATAGTATCTTCTTTAATCATAGATGCTATTTGTTGTGCTTTTAAATCTGTTGATTTTGCAATATCTAAAGCTTGTTTAGTTTTTATATCTAACTCTTTAGTATTTTGAGCTTCTTTTATAGCATCTTCTTTTCCCATAGATGTTATTTGTGCAGTTTTTAGCTCAATACTTTTAGATTCACTATCAATTTGCTTTTGTATTAAACTATTTTCTAAACTTAACTTTGAGCATCTTTCTACTATTAACAATGACTGGTCTAATGTTTTAGTAACTGTAGCAATTGCCAAATTAGAACTTAATGTAATAAGTAATTCTGCTTTTTTTTCATCTGAAATAGAAAGATTAGCTAATGCATCCTCTACTCCTTGTCTTGTATCAAGAACAAATTTGTTATTAGCAGTTTCTTCAAGTAATTTAGCATATAGCGTTGTTACATCAGTAGTAAACTGATTACTTACAATACCTGACATACCCTTTCCTTATATTATTATTCCAGCATTTGCAATCTCAATACTCAATCTAAGCGAAATAGTATTTATTTGTAATGCTGTTTTTTCATTTGAAATTGTTTTTATATTTATTTCATTTGCTAAACTTTGAATTGAAATAAGTGTAGCTAGGTTTTGGTCACTAATATTGTTTATTTCATTTCTTAAATAATTTATATCTGATATTAAATTTGGTGAATTTAATAAAATAGATTCTAAATCTTGAACTCTTAATAATAAATCACCAACAATTATATTTGCTAATTCTTCATACAATAGATTTGCAGATGCTATCTTTGCAAGAGCTGCTTTTGATTTATTTCTTGGATTCATTTTAACTCTCTTTAAAATTATCTACATCAACTGCATACTTAAAAATATTATCTACATAACCAATAGTTTCTTTACTATTTTTCTCTCCAGTTACAGAAGATAAAGAAAGTTTTATCTCATTCCAAAACTTTTTATCACCACTTTGTTTTTGAGAATTTAATATATTTCCAGTTCCTGCATTATATGAAGCAAAAGCTAGTTTTAATCTTTCAGCTTCAACTCTCCCTAAATCCCAAGTTTTAAATAATTTATTCATATAATAAACTTGGGCCCAAATACTTTGAATTGGATTTTCTCTGTCAAATCCATCTTTAAATAATGCAAGTTTAGTTTTTAGCTCATCACCAATTTGTTTTGCAGTAGGAGTCATAAATTGAGCAATTCCAACTGCACCAGCTGGACTAATTGCATTTGCATCAAATCTACTTTCTTGAACAGCTTGAGCTATTAAAAAAGATGCAACATTAATCTCTGGAGTTATTTGAATATTGTGTTTCCATAAAACATTAATTGCATCTTCATATTCGTTTAAATAAGTTTTTACACCTATTTCTATTGCTTTTGATACTGATAACATTTTCATTCCTATCCTTATTTAATTTTTCTACTAATCAACCATCTTAAACCAAATACAGCAGCAACAATCCCCATAACTAACATCATGTACCAATCAGGAGTTTTATTTAGAGTTTCAAAACCTTTTAAAATTGATTCCTGAGTAGATGGGAAAAATGCTAATATAAGAGGAACACTAAATAAAATAGTTAAGTATTCATCTTTCCAGCTTGTTTTCATATCTTGCTGTGCATTAGTATCCCAATCAGCTTCAACTTGTATACCTTGTTTTGCTAATTCATTAGCAATATCAATTTTTTTTATATTAAGTTCATGCTGTCTATCTTTGTCTTTATCTTTTATTTCTACTTCTAAAGTTTTTCTTTTTTGCCATTCATTAAGAGGTTCTTTGACAATGTTAACTATAGGTTTAAATATACTTGCAAACCAATTCATGTTTATTTTCCTTTCTCTGATTTTATTTCTTCGTCTTCTGTTTCACCTGATTGTTTTAATAAATAGTTTCTTATTTGTTTTGCAATAATACTTGGTGCATCAATCTCAGGTAAATAAACTCCTTTTGTATAACAAACAATATTCCCTAAAATTGAGTACATTTCACTAAAAATTAATAACCAAATAGATACAAACACTAAATTGGTTAAATCTATTCCTACACCTTTTGCTCCAAATGCAACAGTAATTGGAATAAGTAGAAGTATTAGTTTACTAGCTACACCATACTTCATTTTATTGGATGTAACTGATTCACCAATCCTTCTAGCTTTCATTACTCCTGTTACATAATCAATTGCTAATAATGCTGTTAAGCATAGAATAGAATCAGATTTTAAATCTAAATAAGCTAAAAGGCTACTAAATAGAACAACTAAAAAGTTACATATTATTTTAAATGTTGTTGTTGTTTCTATCATTTCTGCTCTCCTAAAATTTCATTAATTCTTTTAATTATAAATGCAACAGGAATATTCAAATTATATTTATTCACAAGTGCATCAATGATCCATGAGCATTGTTTAATATCTTTGTACTTATATTCTTTGATTTGTTCTGCATATGCTTCAAGTTCACATTCAAGTCTATAATTTTTATTGAACTTATACTTAACTGCATGATTCCATTTTCTTTTGTACTGTTTCTCATGAACTAGCTCATGATTTAAAATGCCCTTATCTTCTATATATTTTGGATTAATAATAATCTTACAAGTACCTAATCCAAAATAAGGAAATAGAGGAAATTTTGTTACAGCTCCTTGCCAAGGCTCTAAACCTTTAGTTGTATAATCTATTTTAACCATGATTCAAAAACATCCTTTAAAACTAAAATAACAGGAATAAATATTGTGTAAAAAATATCTTTCCAACAAAACCCTTGATACAAATATTCATCATATATTTCTTTTGCAAGTGCAATAACTACAACAAAACTAAAAGCAATATATGATGAATACGGAACTATTGCAAAAAGCAATGTTCCATAAAAGCTATGAAGCAACTTATCTTTTTCTATATTGCTTAGGTTTATAAAAAGTTGCTTCATCATTTTATAAACCTAATTCAGCTTTTTGTTCTTTAGCAATATTTACTTGCTCTTGTCTGTAAGCTAAGAACTCTACTTTAGAGATTGAATCATCAGCTTTATGTGCCATTGATAGCTCATCGTCTAAAGTATATTTTTCTCTAATTCTCATACCCACAGATGCATCAATTGCTTTTACAATTTCAGCATCTTTTGTAGCTTCAACAAATAACTCTTTTGAAATTTGAGAAACTTCAATAGCTGGTTCTTGAGCATCAATAACAGCTGTAATATCTGCTAAGTTTTCAGCTTTTAAAACAACAAAACCTTTTTGAATCTTTTTAACTTCAACTGTTGTTCCAACTTCATTGAAGGTGATTGTTGTTTCACCTGTATCTACATCGTTATATTTAAGATATGCAAACATCTTCTATTCCTTGTATTGATTTATAATATTCTGCACATAGTGCAAAGAGTTAGTATCTTTTGCATGGGATAGAAATGAAGAAGCTCTATTTTGATTAAAGCCTTTTTTTAAAGTTTTTCTAACTCTAAATAAGGATTGTTTTCTAATAAGTCTTTTGTATCTCCAAGTTCTAAACCCTACAAAATCAACACCTTGTTTTATTTCAAATATTCCACTTTTAGGATTTATCCTAAGCTTCTCATTTTTAATAAAAACTCTCAATTCTTTAAAGATATAATTTAATTTATCTTTGTTATTATCAAGGATAATTACATCATCCATATATCTTAGATAATATTTACACTTTAAAGTTCGTTTGCAAAAATGGTCCAAATCATTTAACATCAAGTTTGCAAAGAGTTGTGAAGTTAAGTTTCCAATTGGAATACCTAAATCATTTCCATCTTCATAAACAAACTTAGATATTATTTCAAGGCTCTTTTTGCACTTAATAATATTTTCAATTTTAATCATCAAAACATCTCTATTTATTTCATAGAAAAATTTTGAAATATCTATCTTAAGACAATAACCCTCATCAAAGTTTTTTAAGTATTTAACTAAAAGCTTTGAACAGTTATGAGTACCTTTACCAACTCTACAAGCAAAATTTTGAGCAATAAATCTATTATCTATATATTTTTTAATTACTCTCATTAGTGCGTGTTGCACAACTCTATCTCTTAAATGAGGAGCAGATATAACTCTTTCTTTTGGTTCAAATACTCTAAAACTTCTATAAGGCATTGGTTTATAAGTATTTGCTCTAATTTCATTTATCAACTCTTCTATATGTACAGCTGCTCTTGCTTCAAAAGCAATATATGTGTTATGTAGAGTTTTTCCTTTTCTAACTTCTTTTAAAGCTTCATAGAAGTTATCTACATTACACCAACTGTCAAATAGATTACCAGCTCGTTTCATTTTGTTCCTTAGTTTGAGCTTCGCAATTGCTACCACAAAAACTTGAGATAAATATTTTTGGCTTTTATACCATGGGTAAAAATCCCTTAATAGAATACATCTTTGTAAATTTACAAAGCTCTCAAACAAAATCTTCTACTAAGTCTCGCACACCAACATTGTTATTACTATTAGAACGAACATTGTTCAAATTCAGATACCCAGCACCAGCATTGGCAGTTTCATTCCAATTACCAGCACGAATCGGCACCACACATTAACAATTTTTACCCATTGTTCTATTCGTGTAGAAGCTTTATCCAAGCTCCAATCATTTTGCCTATTTCATCAATAAGCAAACTAAGATGATGATAACTCTTTTGAGTAGAGTAGCCCAGCTCAAAAGATATATTTATCATCTGTCTTAAAACTTCATGTTTAACATTAAGATTTGAAATATCTGTTTTCTTATGAAACTTTTTGTTGATTATTACAACCAGCTCAAGAAGTTCATAAGTAAGTTTTCTAATATTCTCTCCTAACACGAACTTTTCATGTTTTGGAAAGTGTTTTGTATAAATATTAGAATATGAAATCATATTTTTTACTTTTCTTTCAATCAGTAAATATGGTTCATTCATCCTTTACCTAAGCCACTATCGTTGGCTTAGACATATTGACATTTAAAGGCTCGCACGCCAACATAGTCGTAACTATTCGAACGAACATTGTGCAAAGTCAGACACCCAGCACCAGCATAGGCAGTCCCAGTCCAACTACCAGCACGAATCGGCACTATTTCATGTGCTAAATATCTATATACTCCATCAACTCCCCATTGATTTAAACCATTTACACTTACACCTGTTGCTAATGGAATACCATTAAATGTTCTATCACTTGCAACTGTATTTTCAAATACAGCATTTGCACCATTTCCAAATTTAATCCAAGCATCATTTCCAGCAACTACATCAGCTATATTAATAGCATCATAATTTGCAACATCAAAAGCAGTAGTTGATGTTAAATCTTTAATAGCAACTGATTTTTTAATAGTTAAGAATCCATCAACAGTAGTTCTTGTAAATCCAGATGCAATCTCATACATACTTCCATTAATATCTGCAATACCTAAGATACTTCCATCATGTGTAGTTCTTTCAAAGTTTACAACTGCACCTGTTGTTGATTTTCCAGCATTTAAAGAAGCAGCTTGATTATATTTAACACTTGTATCGTTATAATCTTTTAATGAATTATTGTTACCTTTTGGTTGTTTTGGTTCAACCCCAATCCATGCACACTCTAAAGTAGAAGTTGCATTTTGTGCTTGAGCTTGAACAAGTAAATTTAAGTAAGAATAGAATTGATTTGTAGTAACCGCATAATCAGTTCCTCTACTTTTAACTACATTGTATGCAGTATCATATCTATTAGCACCAGCACTAACACCACCTACTAAAATATCACTAAATCTAGGACCATATCTAACATCTGTATGAGAGTGAACTGGCTCTAATCCTTTTTTAGATGATAAAATACCATTTTCAAATCCACCTTTGTATTTATCAACCCATAAACCTTTTAAGATTTTTCCACCATCAACGAAACAAGGTGCAATAAACCAACCATCACTTAAGTCTAAATCTGTTTTAGAACTATAAGTTAATCCTAGTTTTGCAGTTTTTTCAGCTGTTGTTAAATCTCTAAATTCAACTGTATTTGCTCCGAATGTTGGATATGCAGGTGATGCACTATGTCCAATTCTCATAGCACAAATAGGGAAAAATACCATCCATGAACCTGTATTATCTACATAGTTTCCTAGCATCTTTCTAGTCATACCAGGAATAGCAACATCAATATCCCCAATACCAAATCCAGACATTCCAGCAACACCAATAGACATAGGTCTATAAGCACTATATGAAGCTCTACCCATTAAAGCAACTTCTGTACTTAATCTTGCCAATTCAGTAGCATCTATTGCACCTAAAGCTACATTTTTTTCAACTTCAAATTGCTCTAATCTTTTTCTTAAGTTTGGAACAATTGAACCATTACTTAATACTACATCTTTTGATGTACCTGAAACCATATTGATATTTGCATCATAGATTTGTTGAACAAAAGTATTACCCTCAACAACCTTTTGATCAATTGTATTTAACTGAGTTTTTAACTCTTCATTTGTAACTGCCATTGGCTAACTCCTTTTTATAAAGTTTGTAATTTAATATCTGTTAATAAACTTTTTGCTACTAACAACTCAACTCTTTTATCCATTGCTAAACTATTTAGTAAAGTCTTGATTTTTTCATGTTCATTTTCCTTTAGTTTAATTTCAAATACTAATATTTGATTTTGTGTATTTTCATCAATAACTTTATTTTCAACCATCATCTTTGAAACAGCAAGTAAAGAAACTAACTCGCTATTTTTAAATCTCAATTCACTTCTATTTTCTCTATGCTTTGCTTCTGTAAGCAAATGTAAACTATCCATTACCTCTGATACAATCTTAGATGAAGTTTGTATATCAGCATTGATTAGATTTAGTGCTTGTACTTTTTTTACTTCTATTTCATCTGTTGTTGAATTTGTAAATTCTAAAATATGCTCTTTTGCTAGAGATATATTTGCATTTGTGTCATTTTTAATATTCGTTGCATCTTCATGAATAATGTTATTTGCAATCATATTTTTTGCAATAGATATTAGTGAAATTTGATTGCTTAAAATAAATCTCAATTGATTCTTGTTTTCTCTATGTTTTGCTTCTGTAATTAGATATAAGTTATTACTCATTTCTCTTACTATTTCTTGTGAAGTTACAACATCTTTAGAAACAATTGTTTTAGCATTTGCAATCTCTAAAGTTAGAGTATTTGTTAAGTTTTCAGCAAATAAATCAAGTTCAAGTTCTTTTTCCTCTTGAATCTTTTTTATACTTGCAATTACACTAGAAAACTCGATTGATAATCTAGTTGATATTGAATGTACTTGAAAAGCTAATTTATTATTTGATGATGTTTGTCTATCGATTTGATTTACAATAGAAGTCATATCTGAAACTGCTTTTACAGTTGCATCTTTAAGATTTAAAGTTGTGTTTCTATAAGATAAAGTTTCATCTTTGTATTGTTTGATTGTAGTTTTATCTTGTGTAGTTGTTTGTACATTTTGATTTGTTACATTTTTTGCATCGGTTGTTATTGCTATTGCATCTTTAATCTCTTGAATATTAGCTGCTAGATTTTCGATTGATGTTTTGAAAGCTACAACTGTATTTATATTTGTTGTATTTTCAAATACAGCTACAATTTTTTGAATATTGTTTTTTAATAAAATAATTTCATTTTTAATACTAGCAACTTCAATAACTTCATCTTCAATTTGTGTAGCTGTTAAATAAACATCATA